CATCTTCAGATCGGATATGGTTCAAAGACGGAAATCAAGCCAACCACGAATCTTGTTCCAGGTGACCGCCTCATCAAATGGACCCCTCCAAATCCAGTTGAATTCGAAGATACAGAAGATTTCAGTTATCCGTATACTCACGGGTTTTTCTGTGGGGACGGCACCTACCACTCGACGTACTCCGGATTCAAAACGATTCCAACAGTCTCACTGTACGGTGAAAAGAAGAAACTCGTAGAGTACTTGGAGGTTCGAACGATGTCTGGTAACGAAGATGCATCTGGTCGTCTGAACGTCCAGCTTCCCTACGACCTCCCCAACAAATTCAAAATTCCTCTACGTGGTACAGTGAAAACCCGTCTCGTCTGGTTCGCCGGTCTGTGTGACGCGGACGGTCACACACAGGGTTGTCCTGGAAATCCGACCCAAAAGAGCATCTCGGTCGGATCTATTCACCTGAGCTTCCTTCGGGAAATTCAACTCATGCTTCATACACTCGGAGTGAGCTCGGTAATTGGTCTCTTGCGTGAGGCAGGAGAATCTGAACTTCCGGATGGAAAGGGTGGTAAGAAGATGTTCGACACACAGACGTGCTGGCGTCTCGTAGTGTCCGCCCTCGGAGTCGAGACACTCATCAATGCGGGCTTCAATACACACCGTCTTGACCTGAGCGACTTTACACCGGTGTCTCGAGATGTCCGACAGTATGTTCGGGTCGTTTCAATCGAAGATAACGGGCGCGTGGATGCGACGTATTGTTTCAACGAGCCGAAACGTCACACGGGCATCTTCAACGGCGTCATCACCGGCAACTGTACCGAAATCATGGAGGTTTCTAGCCCTCATGAGACGGCCGTATGCAATCTGGCTTCGCTGTGCCTCCCGACTTTCGTGAAGAACGGGGAGTTCGACCTCTCCGAGCTCCGTCGGGTTACACAGGTTGTGACCCGTAACCTGAACCGGGTCATCGACAAGAACTTTTACCCGACAATGGCGGCTTGGGACAGCAACAAACGCCACCGCCCGATCGGTATCGGGGTTCAGGGTCTGGCAGATGTGTTTCAGATGCTCGGTTTGTCGTTTGACGAGCCCAAGGCGCGCAAGCTCAACAAGGATATCTTTCAAGATATATACCGTGCTGCTCTGTTAGCGTCGAGTGATATGGCCGAGGAAGAAGGGCCTTACGATACATACGAGGGTTCGCCCGCCTCGAAGGGTATCCTTCAACCTGATATGTGGGGAGTGAACACGGAGAGTTTTGCTTTTCTCAAGCAGTGTATTGCGAAAAACGGTCTTAGAAACTCGCTGCTCGTGGCACCGATGCCGACTGCGTCAACCGCCCAAATCATGGGGAACAACGAGGCGTTCGAGCCGTACACGACCAACATCTACCTACGTCGGACGCTGGCGGGTGAGTTTGTCATGGTGAACAAGCACCTGGTCCGTGACTTGCAGAAACTCGATATGTGGAACCCAACAATTAAGAATGAGATTATTCGAGCCGGTGGGTCGGTACAAGGTCTCGATGGTATTCCTGAGACGCTCAAGAACATCTACAGGACCGTATGGGAGATTCCACAGAAGAGTATCCTGGACATGTCAGCTGACCGCGGGGCCTACATCGACCAGTCACAGTCGCTGAACATTTTCATGGAGAATCCAACCGTAGCAAAGCTGTCGTCTATGCACTTCTACGGGTGGAAAAAGGGTCTCAAAACGGGTTCCTATTATATCAGGACCCGAGCGAAGGTAAGGCCTCAACAAGTTACCATCGCTCCCGTACTACCACAGCTTTCAACGGAAGCTGAAGTATGTCGTCGTGATAACCCAGAAGGTTGTTTAATGTGTTCTGGTTAAGGATAATACTTTTTCTCATTATATGGCATGGATGGAACGGGGGTTATTTACCGTCATACATACATAGGGGATGGGAGAAGTTATATAGGTCAGAGTATTTACAGCGAGAAAATTAGAACAAAAGGTCATTTGAAGTCAAAAGATTCAACTCATTTTCACCGAGCGATAAAAAAATACGGGTGGGAAAATTTCACGACAGATATTCTTCATGAAAATATATCTCCCATGTATCTAGATGATTGGGAGATATACTATATTTCAATATATGAAACCCTTGGATCAAAGGGTTTCAATATGACGGCTGGTGGTAGAGGAATTAGGGGGTATAAACACGCTGAAATCCATAAATCCCAATTGTCTGTAAAAATGACAGGAGCTAATAATCATTTTTATGGACGAGTACATACAAGTGAAACCCGAAATTTAATAAGTGAAACTAGGATAGGCGAAAAAAACCCTAATTTCGGTAAGCCCCATTCTGAAGAGCACAAAAAGAAGATTGCAGAAAGTCATCTGAAACCGGTTGAACAATGGTCATCAGATGGAAAAACGTGTATACACACTTTCGACTCTATAACACTTGCAGCAAATGTTATAGGGAGGAGTCCTACTTGTATTTCCCAATGTTTAAGAGGAGTTCAGAAAACATCAGGTGGGTTTATATGGAAGTATTCTGTCCCAACAGAGGAAGAGGTACTTGCTTGTTCGTTGGCTAACCCAGAGGCATGTATGATGTGTTCGGGGTAATAATATGTTGAAATTAGTTCATAGTGGTTGTTGGTATACGACGCTTGTTTATGTTAGGGTTCCGCTTATCGTTAAAGTTCCTAAGATGGAGAATATAGTTAATATACCAGTTTGCTATCCCCTTTGTATTAAGACGGTGAGAGCCCCCACCGCGTATGTTCATTTCGCCTCTTATTATGTTGCGGTTGTTTTCAGTGATATACTTACCCCTGTGTTGCTCAACTGGAGTTCCCTTTTTAGTAACAAGTTTACCTGTAATAGTTTTGAATACAGGAAGACCAGTGATGGTCCTGAAGTTGGTCTTGCGGAGAAAAACGCGACTCATTTATAGTAAAAATATATTTTAATTCATACTTAAAACAGAGAAAACACATAATAAATATATGAAGTGGTCTGAGGTTGACACGTCGACGCTCGTCTTTGCTGGGAAACGCGGTGGTGGCACGAAAGTGACGCAGGCTGATGGAACGCCACTTCGATTCCAGATTCCGACTGGACGCGTCATGTACAATGGCATTTCGGATTTCAAATCCGTGACGCTCGAAATGCCACTGGACTTTTGCACGTGGTGGACTGAGACGCTCGATGAGATTTGTTCTGGATCTACACCGTTTCGCTCAAACGTAAAAGATAACGGACTTCGTGTCAAGGTGGATCCGCTGACGCAATTCTTTGATGAGCAGAAGAGGAGTGTGTTTCCTGCCATCGAAGAAGGGACCCTCAAGGGGGATGTTCTCAGCTGTATCGTTGAGGTTTCAGGTGTTTATTTTTTCCAGGATGTCTACGGGTTGATTGTGCGTGCACACCAAGTGGTGATTCGTAAACGGACTGACGTGTCAGTGGCTAAGTGTGACGTGACGGACGGAGATGCTCTGAAAGGGTTTGCATTTATTTAGTCCAAGGGACACGGAGTGTCCATTGTCCGTTGCCGCTGAGCGGCGGTGTCGTAAACGACACCTGTTTTTAACGGCGGAAGCCGAACATAGACATGTATGATGAACGCATCGGAGACACGTGCTTGGCGACGGGCTTCATGCCGTATGGCACGGACTTGTGGTGCTTGCGCACGACGCGCTTGCCGTGTGTAGTGTCCATGTGGGACACCTGGATACCGCTGGAGCGGTAGCTGCGAGCGCCGTCTGCACGACGCACGAACAGCTTACCGGTCTTCTTGGACTTGAACAGGCGCTTGCCGGCTGAGGCGTAAAACTTGGTTGAAACGTAATCGGGCATTTATATGTGCTGAGATTTATTTTCGCAGCGCCGCTTCGACACATTCGTAAAGTTTTCTGTTGATACCTTTACCAGTCTTTTTCTGTGGAGTAAATTTCGCCCCGGCTGGAACGATGGATTCATAGCACACTTTGGTCGCTGCACCACGCGCAGCGATGGCTTTTTGCTGGTCAGTCTTTGGCATTCTTTATATACTATGTCAAGAAATTCTCTTCGCCTGACGGTCCTTGACACACGCATAGAGAGCCTTACCCTCTTTGCCGACATTGAATAAAATGATACCAGCTGGTCTAGGCGTTTTGTGTTCCTTTAAGTACTGTTTATCAATGTCCCGAAGACACAGACGCGTGTCAATTGCCCACGGACTCTCCTTCCCCTGCTTCGCCTTTGCTTTGCTGACAATTTCACCACTCGATTTGGACACTGTGAGTTTTTTGGCAGTTAGACCACCTGCTGTTGTCGACTCTTTCTTGTGAAGTACGAGCGTACGAGAAGCCATCCTGTTATGTACCTTGATAATTTAATTTTCTCGACAGGTAGTACCAACAAATGGTTCGTCTGTTCGAGACCCGCCATCAATACAATGAACGCATGAAAAGACGTAGCAATCTCCTCACGAGTAATGCTAACCTCGTAAAGCTTATCAAAGAGTATCGCAATTTAGAGAATAAATTTAAAAGAGGGATTAAACATTTGCCCTATCAAAACCGGAACAGACTATACAAGACGGCGCGTAATACGGGATACGCTATAGTAAACCGTGCTCAAAAACGTATATCCCACGGGGCCAATACGCGGCGTAACTACTTTCCTCTCAACAATTCCTTTTATAGAAGATTGAGTAAAATTTTAGCAGCAGTCCCAAACACACGTAATCGCCGAGTCACTAATGCACCCAAACACGCCCTCGTGAATCAGCCAAATGGGAATATAGGTCTGGCAACGAGAATTTGATTATCCATCACTAAACTGAGAAAATCTTAGCAATGGTCCGCATGGTGAGAGTCGAAGCCCCCTTTTTCTTTCCGCCCAGGATGTCGGCGACGATGTCCAATTTCTTGTCGTGCAAGTCCATCATAAACTCCTCGATAGAGTTCACCCCCGGAAACGTACGGTACACCATCCGCGTCACGTGTACCGTACGCTTCTGCCCAGTACGATCCGCCCGCCCAATCGCCTGCAACTCCGTCGCTGGATTCCATGCCGGACTCGTAATGTAAACACGGGACGCCTCTTGCAGGTTGAGTCCGACACCGCCCGCCCGAATCTGAATCAGAAACACTGCGTTCGGAGGGGCTTTCCGGAACTGCTCGATGCGAATCTCCCGCTCCTCCTTGTCCGTGACGTTGCCATCTATCCGAAATGTCGGGATGCCGCGTTCGGTCAGCATCTCCTGGATGCGGTCCGTTTCAACCGTAAACTGCGTAAACACCAACGCCTTCTCGGAAGGATGGGACTCAATCGACTCCATCAACACCTCGTGCTTCCGGGACCGTCCAGTGTACAGCTCTGGTTCCGTATTCTCCTTGACCGCGAGACCATCCGTGAAAAGCTGTGGCCACGTCATCACTTGCCTAAGTCGCAGGATACCCTCTAGCATGATGATTGCATTATCCGTGCTGTCCAGAAGCCCCTGACCGTACTGGAACGCCCTGGTGTACAGAGCCTGCTCTTCGGGGTACATATCCAACTCAACGGTGTCCACTGCAGACTTGGATTCTTTCGTACGACGAAGCACGTACTTTTGGCGGATTTTATCATAGTCCCGAAGGACATCCCCACGCGTCACACCGACAAACGAACACAGGGATACAAAGTCCTTCATCGAGTTGAAGACTGGTGTGCCCGAAACGACCCACTTGATGCCCGCGTCCAGAGCCGCCAGGCACTGATGCACCTTGGTTTTCGAGTTGCGAATTTCGTGCCCTTCATCCAGGATCACACGGTCCCACTTGTAGTCATGCAGCAGGCTCTGGGCATTCATGACTGAATATGGGGCCAGGACAACACCCTCAAAGTGCGTCAGGTCTCCGATCCGCTCCAGACGATTCGGGCCATCAAACATACGAACAGGCAGCAGACCATCTGTAAACTTTTGAATCTCGTTACGCCACTGACCCAGGATAGACTTGGGGACCACGATAAGCGTCTTGGGGAGTGGGTTGCGGCACATCATCGCCACCAGTTGAGCCGTCTTGCCGATACCCATCTCGTCACACAAGAAACCACCGCGAACGCCTGTGTCATTCTCGCGTTCCAGGAGCCACTTGACACCAGCGGGCTGGAACGGGGGAAGAAGAGTCAGAGGCATGGTTGTTTTTGAGTAGCTTTCCATGACACAACAAACCTTGGGGAGCGCATCACATATTTTCTTGGTCTCTTGTAGATAATGCCCACGTACGACTTTGGGGCTCATCAGCCGAATCAACCAAAGGGGCCCGTAGGTGGCGGGCGCAATGTTGGTGTGGGTATACCTGGCCTTCGTGCAAACATCAGGAGGACTCAAGCGCCCGCTGTTTCGGCTCGCGCCCAGACAGGTCCGTCCGCTGCGAATATCGAACGTCTTCGTCGCGAAAAAGCTGCAGTCACAGAGGCTGCAGCTGAAGAGCAACGAAAAGCAGCGCGTAAAGTGACAGAGCTTCAGAACGAAATCGATCGGCTGAAAGCGAGAGAAAAAGCTGCTCACGAACGGGCTAACGCGTCAAATAAGAATTCTAGAGCTCATAAAAATGCCCTTGCGCAAGAAAAGAAATATAGTATAGCACTTGAAGAAGAGTTTACAAAGTTACACGATGCAGAAGCAGAGTTACGCGAATCACACACACATTTGTTAAAAAACAAATCAGCCTCGAACGCACAAATACGAACACTGTCTGGAGAAGCTCAGAGAGCTCAAGGTAATCTGAAGGCGAAAGAAAATGAACTCAAAAAAACAAAGGTACAAGCTCGCTGGAAGCTCGGGGCAAAACTCGGAAAAGCAGCCAACACAGTCAAAGCCGCTGATCTTAGATCCCAGCTGAATATAGCTCAAGCCAGAGCAAACGCAGCGTCTGAAAAAATGAAAGCAGCACGGGCCAGACGAGAAAAGGTGAATGCCAACGCCGCTACTCTTCGAGCCCAGCGTAATGCGGCTTCAGCCAAAGCAGAGGCGAACGCGGCACGTGCAGCTGTTCAAAACGCGACGACTTCCGCCGCTCGGCAAATTGCAGAAGAGAGGGCAAAAGCAGCTGAAGCGGCTGAGAGAGCTACAGCCGCTTCAGCTGCGGTTGCAGCTGCTAATTCCAGACTTGCAGCGGCAGAGGCTTCAGGGAGAAATGTAGCAGCTGCGCGAAACGCAGCTGCCAAAGAGGCGACGAAACTCAAAGCACAACTCAGTTTTGCCAACTCACTTGCCAAAAGCCAGCTTTCTGCAGCGACAAAGGTGGCAAATGCAGCACGTGCAAATGCCAACCGTCACAAGGCTGAAGCTGCGCGTTCAGGGTCTGCTGAAGCGGCAGCCCTTGCAAAAGCAAATGAGCATGCTGCCGCATCGGCGCAAGCACGTACAGCCGAACTACGGGCGCGTGTTGAGCGCGTCGAAGCACTGAATGCGCTTGCAAATGCCCGTGGAAATGTAAATAAAGAACGGAAAGCACGCCAGGCGGCGAATGCTGCACGAAACGCAGAAAAGAACGCGAGAAAAAAGGCTAACGATTCACTAAAGACTGCAAAGTCTGCACATGCGTCAGCATTGAATGCAGCTACAAGAAATGCAGCAAGTGCGCGCGCAGCAGCAAATGCCGCTCGGCGGAACGCAACTGAAAAGGGAACGGCAGCTGCGGCTGCAGAGGCGAAAGCGGCTGAAGCTCACGCTGCAACCGCGAATGCTATGGCGGCAAAGGCTCGGGCAAACGCTGCATTGAACGCTGCCCGTGGAAATGCAGCTGCTCATAGAGCAGCGCGCATCAATGCAAACAAAGCTGCTACCAACGCAACTGCTGCACTGGGTCGTGAACAGCAAGCGAAAGCAAATGCTCTTAAGACTCTCGGGTCGATTAGAACAGAGAAAAATAAATTACAAGGCAATAAAAATGCAGCCAATGCAGCTGCAGATCGCGCACAGAATAATGCCCGTGCAGCCCGTGGAAATGCAAACAATGCCCGTGCACAACTAAGCAGAGCTCAGACTGAAAGTGAACGAGCTCTAGCAGAGGCGCGTGCTCGACACGCTAACATTGAAGCTGATATTACTGCGGCAAAGGCTAGGATTGCAGCGGCAGAAGCGGCAGAAGCGAAAGCGAAAGCAAATGCAACTGGAACAGCCGCTAACAGAAATAAAATTGCAGCAGCACATGCTGCCCTAGAAGCTGAACACACGCGATTCAAACAAAATTCAATTTCTAAACAAACACAGTTGAATACAGCACTCAGAGAGGCTCGCAGTAATTCTGCTCGTAAAACTGCCACCGCGGAAGCGTTAAGAATACAAGCTGCGATGAATCTGAATGAATTACGATTAAAGCTTTCTAACGCAGAAGCGGGTTCAGAGGCTCACAAAAGAGCAAAAGCCAACGTAAACGCTGCTTTGGTGGCAGAGAGAAAAGCCAGTGCGGTGTTTACCGCACGTATCGCAGGACTATCCAAAAACAAGGAATCTCTTGCGATGGAAAAAAATGCCGCAACCCAAGCGGCAGCACGCGCCCGTAACAACGCAACCGCGTCGAATGCTCGAGCACAAGCAGCTCAGAGGGAACTCAACGCTGCAAAAGCTCAGCTCGTGAGTTCAAAAACAGAAAGCGAGCGAGTTGCAGCTCAGCTCAGAGCTAACATAGCTTTGGCAAAAGTGAAACACGAACAGCTTGAGAGCCAACGTAACGCCGCTAAAACTCTCCTATCAAAAGCAGCTGAGGCGGAAGCAGTTGCAAAATTAAACGCAGAAGGTTCCAAAGCAGGGAAAAATGCCGCTGAAAAAGCGCACGCAGAGACTGAAGCAGCACGTCAAGAACTCGCGCGTCTTCTCGCTGAACAGAAAAAACAGACAAACGCTGCTGTTAGAGCCGCTACAAATAACGCTGCGCGTAGAAACGCTGCTGCAGAGGCTGCGGCGGTAAATGCTGCAGCTAAATTAGCAGAGAAAGATAGACTACTCGCAGCAGCGCATAGCGCTGGGCGTGGAATATCAAATGCAAAAGCCAGAGCAGAAGCTGCTTTGGTGGCAGAGAGAAAAGCCAGTGCAAATGCAAAAGCGGCGCACGCGGCACATATCGCAGAACTAAGTGAACAGTCGACGGCAAATAAAGCAGCTGCTCAATTAGCGACAGTACGAGCTACACAAGCGGAGGCAATTGCGCGACAGCGTGCCGAAGAGGCTACGACAAACAAGGCGAGGGCAAATCGCGCAATCAGGGAAGCTGAATCTAGAAGAGAAGCTGCAAACACCAGAGCACGTGAAGCAAATGCAAGAGCAAACGCCGCTGAAAAGGCTGCCAGAGAGAGCAAATCCGCAGCAAATCAGGCTGCAGCAAACAGGGCGCGTGCAAATGCAAACAGGGCGGCGGCAAACGCCAGATCAGCTGCCCTCGCAGCAGTCACGGCTCACATGACAAGTGTAATTACGAATGCTATCAAAGTGCCAGCGCCAAAAAACAAAATACCGGGTAATAATATGAAACTCAATGTGAGTGCAACCGGGGGTGCCGGTGGAAGTTCGCGTGCAACAGGTGGGTCCGTAACATTTAATCCAGTCATCACGACGGGGGGTGGAAATAGCGCGGCGCTGATCGCAGCGCTCGCGCAGTTCACAAAGTCGGCTCCACAGTCGATGAATGCATCACTTCTTCAGCATCTCAAGAATATCATGGCACAGAAATCATCTCCAGCAAACTTGACTCCTTCGGAGAAGAAAGAACTCATGGATCAACTCATAAATCTCATGGATGAAAGAGAATCTCTTAAATTAAAGAACAATGTCAACTCAAAGACGCGTCTTCGTCTCGTTGAACTTAAGATTAGTTCAACGAAGCAACTCCTTCGGGCAATCGGTATCTCTATAGCGAACAACAACAAGAGTCCAACGAAGAAAAACGTCAACAATGTCAACAAAGCTCTGAATATAACAAACCGATTCGACCGTCTCTCACAATTATACAGACTATATAAAAATACAGACGATGTAGATAAAAAAGCTCGCATTAAGCGTAAAATTCGTGAAGTGATTGAAAAGTTGTACGGAACCAATGTCAGTTTATCAAATGCCATAAGGAATATTTCAAATGCAAATAGACTTTTACGTCCTTCAAAAAACAAGAATATAACTAAAAACCTAAACAGAGCAATAGTGCATTTAAAACGTGAACGTAATACCAAGGGCAAGGGATTCCCGACACGAAGACCAGTTGTTCCAGGCTTGAAAAAGAACAACCGAAACGATCCCAGATACGGCCCTGGTATGAACCGCCCCGGCCCTGGATACGGCCCCGGCCCTGGATACGGCCCCGGCCCTGGATACGGCCCCGGCCCTGGATACGGCCCCGGCCCTGGATACGGCCCCGTCCCCGGCCCCGGCCCCGGTGCGCCACCGATTTCAATAACACTATCAAACATCGGCAAGGTGTCCAACGCGGGCAAGGTGTCCAACGCGGGCAAGGTGTCCAACGCGGGCAAGGTGTCCAACGTAGGCAGGGCATCAAATGCAGGGGGTCAGCTCGCTGTTTCGGCACCAACGACAAATGGAAGCCGTTACACAAATGCCACTTCCGAACAGCTCATTCGCGGAGCAGGTGGTGCAGAGGCGGTTGAGAATGGTATCAAGGCGCTCAAAGCCGCAAACGGCAACGTCGCCAGAGCAAAGGCCGCGTCGAGACTTCCGAACAACACATTCACAAACATCTACGCGATGGGCGGACCGAATTCTGCAAAGAGACTCGTCGAAGAGCGTCGCCGACGCAGAACGGTCGGTGGACGCCGCGTCGGCCGCGTCGGCCGCGTCGGCCTTGGGTCCACGCGGGGCCCAACGAAGAAAAAACGTGTCGCGCCCAAGCCAAAGAAGTATATCAAACTAACACATCACCAATTCAAGCGACTCACAGACCACATAAAGAAAAACAACCTTCGTAAGGTACTTATAAAAGAGATTACCCACTGATGGCGACCAAGCGATACATCGTCACTCTCGACGATGTTCGTAAAAAGTATCCGTCTCCGCCATCGTGGATCCGTATCACGACGATAACGATGCTGTGCAAGTTTATGTGTGACGTGGACATTGAAAAGATTCGAGCCGCATTTGCAGATGGGCCGATTCGTATACGCCGAAAAGGGGCGCTTACGAATGGGTTTGAGTGGTCTTTAAAAAACGCCGCCTTTTATAATCAAGTGACGGTTGGCTACGAGGACCAGTATTCAAACAAGTCGATAAAGATGTTTCCGAATGGGTCTGTCCAGGTGGCGGGGTGCTCGGATCTGCGGGACTGCAAGAGAATCATGCGTCAGTTGTCTTTTCTGGTGCAGAAGGTTCTTGAACGCGAAGAGCCTCTCACGATAGAGAACTTCCGGGTGGTCATGATCAACACAAACTTCTCGATGAACTCGTCAGTCAACTTGATGAAGGTGATTGACGTGCTCTCAGCTGATGAGAGGTTTGCAATATCGTCTGACCCGATGATGATGGATGAAGAAGTCTTTGACCATAACTTTATAGTGTCGTTCAACCCAGAGCGGTACTCTGCAGTCAAGGTGAAGTTTAACCCGGCGTCCAACACCAAGCAGGTGACGGCGAGCATCTTCAGCACGGGGAAAATCATCGTCACCGGGGCGGAGACGTTGAGAGAAATTGCTCTGGCGTACGAGGTGCTCAACGAGAAGTTGCAGTCGACCAAGATTGAAGCGACCAAGGAGGATACGTTCGACGTGATCAAGGGGAGTAAGTTTGTTGATATTGTGAACAAGCTGAAGCAGGAGGGTGTTGTTAGATTTTAATATCAACTACTTGTAAATGTCTACTCGTCTTGGTATGGGCGCTGACCGCTGCTTCAATGTCTATGAGTCCTCTCGCATCTATAATGACGTCATCATGGCGAAGCAGGGTATCCACTATGAGGATAACCTGTCGTACCGCCGTTACCTTCAGGAGAAGGGTCCCGATGCCTACGTCGTACCCTCGGATGCCGCATGCCGTGCACCCACATTCAGCTCACAGGCGAATACGAATTAGAGAAATCTACATATATTATACTAAATGAAGGTGGTTATTGACGGAAACATAGGGTCCGGTAAAACCACCCAGTTGAACCTCCTTGAGAAAAAGGGGTGGACGGTTCAGCGTGAACCGATCAATGATTGGCCTCTGGAGTTGTTCTACAAAGACAAGTCCAGATGGGCACTTTTACTTCAAATGAAAATTCTTCAGACGCTTCAGCCCCTGAAAACCAAGGATGTTGTCATCTACGAACGGTGTCTCCTCAGCACGCGCCATGTGTTTTGGGAACACCTGCTCGAAAAGAATTTCGTGAGACCAGAGGAACACGACGTGTACTCGTATCAGTACGAAAAGGATGTGTGGTTTCCAGACGTGTACATCTTCTTGTCCAAGACGCCCGAGGTGGCGTTTGAACACATCAAAAAACGTAAGCAGTCTGGCGACTCGGGTGTTTCATTAGACTACCTGAGGGACCTCGATGTCCTGTACGCACGTATGTTAACCAACGTACCGTGTAAAGTCCATGTCATCAATGCACATCAGACGCCAGAAGATATTCATCAACAGATTTTGTCTCTGCTCAAATTATATGGCGTGTACGTCTCTGACGATGGAAGGGCGAAAGTGCAAACGCCCTGCACTCATCAACGGGAAGTGCTGTGTACACCATTCCCAAACATGTGCCGTATGTCTTGAACCAGTACCGAGTCTCAACTCCTACAGCGCCAAAAGACTTTCTTGCACGCACGCATTTCATACCAGCTGTATCATGACCTGGTTTGAAACGAATGACGAATGCCCTGTGTGTCGCACAGAACAGGACAATGACCCTTTAATTACTTTTAAGCATCACGTCGAGGACAACATTCGTGTCAAGTACCGTGACGCCATCAGGTCACTCGAACACCAGGTTCAAGTTTTACGCACTCGTCAACCGAGGGAATTACAGTGACTCACCAAGGCCACTTATCAATAGGCCCGGGCATTTTACGTATAACGTGTTCCAAATTCTTGACGTCGCTGTAAATCCACACAGGCGTCGCGATAGGCGCGAGTGTCATGAGAAATAGGTGTGTTCCTATACGGTCCGTCATATATTCATGTTTTTTGAGTTTAGGGGCGTACACGGCATTACGAGTCGCACAGTAAATGTAAGAGCTCACGGAGTAAATGGTGATAAATTTATTCATGTCTATTACGAGTACCTCATATATTGTGTTTATATGCAGGAAAAAAAACAATGTAAAAAAGTATGCAGAGGTGCCAAGCGACGACCCAACATGGGGTTCAATGTCGCCGGAACGCTGTCGGGGACGAAACCACGTGTACACAGCACAGGGGAGACTCGTGTCCAGTGTGTCTCTTGACCATGGCACAGGGGACATCTCGGACCCTGCCCTGCCAGCATTCATTTCATACCCGGTGTCTCGACCGTTGGAAGCGAACATCGTACACATGTCCCATGTGTCGTGCACCCTTCGACCAACCACAGTACAAGGTGAGTATCTCTGTTCACCACCTCGCATCAAACACCGTCGTACGTGACTCTTACACGACGAGCAACGTCGGAGACATGTTCTCGACGTTTGGTGTAACGTCTCTCCAACCCCGGTACATTACGGACATTTTCTTCGACATTGGATTTGATGAATTCATAGACGAGGTATTCCAAGAGATTGGAGTCCGGTTGCCCGAACAATTGAGAGCGTCGGTCGATGCTGAGAACGCGCGAGCGCAGCCCGTCCAGCCCCCGCCTTGACCATATACGCCGAACAAAACTTGGAGTAATTCAGACCTGGGTAGGCGCGGTTGGCACGTCGCGGGTCCGTGATCGTCTTGCCGGATGCATCGACCAGGACGGGGCCGGTTGCAAACCCCTGCTTGTGGCTCCAGAGTCTGACTGGAAACTGAATCACCCTTCCCGCTCGGATCGCCCCAGACCCACTGTGAACCATCTGATTGAGAACGGGCAGGTTACGGTTGGTGTTGCTGATCCGACCGTTGGATGCACTCGTCGGTCTCGTCCCTTTGGCCACCGCAGCGCGAATGACGGCTGGTGTGACCCGAAAGAAACGCGCGAGACCTGTCACCGTATCACCAGGACGTGTTCTGTAACGCACGCCATTCGTTTCGCGGTACCAGTGGAAATCACCGCCATTGGGCGCCACAAAGTTCATCACCTTGTAGTACCCTGGGGGGCACGGGTCCGATGGTTTGCACCTATACGCCAGGCCCTTGTAATCCTCGAGGACGCGCTTCGCAATTCCGTCGCACTTTGTGAATGTGAGACCCCAAGCTTTGTTTCCAGCCATGTTACCAGGAACATTCTTGTTGACCGACCTGATGTTGTTCAGTCCAAACGCATAGTCGTAGCAATTGTCGTGGTGACGACCCATGGAACCCCATGGGTCCCACTTAAAGAGGGTCGCGAGCGCAACCGCTTTTTTCTTCGCCGCATTTGCAGTCGGCGAAGAAGTCTTCTTCGTCGGCGACGCACATGGTTTCTTTGACGCACATGCCATACAGCACGCCCCCATCTTATTTTCTCCACACAAATTAAAATGCTCGCTGTTCTCGGATCCCGCAACACCCAGGATCTCCTGTACAATCTGACCATTTTCACACTGTACGTGCTCATTCTGACGTTCATCCTGCGTTACCTGTGGAATGGCACTCTTGTGAAGCACATCACCGTCCTCCGTCCAGTCGACACTCTGCTGCAGACATTCCTGCTGGCACTGGGTATCTCCCTGTTCCGTCTGTAGATTAATAAAGTGTGCACTTGTTAAGAAATGCCAGTCAACCCATTTGACGGCCGCGTAGACAAAGTGAGTGATATACTCACGATTTCACCGACATCTGTGATCCTCTCAGGGGGTGGCATCATGATCGCTGTCCTCATTGACAAACAGTTTGCTGCTTTGTCAAAGAGATATCCCAGGAGTTCTGTTCTTTTGGCGTACATACAGGTCTGTGTGTGTGCAATGATTCTTACATTCTTGTACCTCCTCGGTCCAGCGAGCGTGGTTCTGCATTTCCAGAGGTCAATCCCAGGGCTCATATTTCCGGGAATGTTTTTCAACGTTCAGAGCAACGTCTTTGATACATTCCAGGCAATGCGTTTGCCAACAATTTAATTTATTTACATCTAGTAAATGGGTACCCCACACGGCGCTCCACCCCCTGACCCTACTCCAGTCGCCTCAGAGCCCGAGCCGGTCGCTGAGCCCGAGCCGGTCGCTGAGCCCGAGCCGGTCGCTGAGCCCGAGCCGGTCGCTGAGCCCGAGCCAGTCCCAGAGCCCGAGCCGGTCGCTGAGCCCGAGCCGGTCGCTGAGCCCGATGTCGATGAAATCGATGAAGTCGAGGACGACGGTGACGTGCCGGTGTCTCGCGCTTCAGCTTTGATCGAGGAGGCTCTCAATGCAGGTGTCTCCACGCGACCATACGGACTTTAAAAATGATTCATGTTGTTGCCTAATTTTTCAAAAAACATGCCGGCACCGAGTCCGAGGCCAAGCACTACACCTGTGCCCATCACGGCGTATGCTGGAACCAGGCTCTTCCCATTCTCCTTGGCTTTGGAAAGCATATTCATACCGATGATTAGAAAAATCATACCGATCGCAAGAAACAAAATTTGTGCCGTCATAATCCCGGCACCAATTTTGAAAGCGTTTGCAAAGAGACCCATTTGTTTTTAGTTGTGATTTTTTATTCAAAGGGCGTGCCCTTTGTGTGCCGCTGCGCGGCGGACAAGGGCTCGCTGCGCGACCCCTTGGACTTTTAGATCTCCTGGTAACCAACCTTGATATCACCGTCGACCACGAGGGTTGGGAAGCCGCTGACAAAGTTGGGGCACTTGCCCTGAGCACAGTCCACGAACGTGTACTCTGTGCCCTTCTCAGTGAAGTATTCCTTCTGCTTGGTGCACCAGGGGCACGAGTCTGAGCCGTACATGGTCACGCCTGGGCCACTGGGGGGTTTGTCCTGCTCTGGGGGCACAAACTCATCCTCAGTCTCCTTGGTCATGCTGGGGTCAGGGACGTAGTTGCTCTTGGTGCCCAGCCACCACTTGTACACGTAAAAGGCGAGCACGCCGATGATCACAGCAAATGCGACACGCATAATAATAGAATCACGATCCATTTCTACTGTACGTTCGGAAAAAAGAATTCTAAGCGATGGCGCGGTCACGTGAAGCTCATTATCGGCGTGGTCAGGTGGAGGACGTAGTTATTTCCAGATGGAAATAACCGGACGTCACGGTTCTTGGAGTCGGTGAAGAGCAGACGGGGCTGGGTCGAAGATTGCATCTTCTCCTTCCTGAATTAGGTTGGGAAATTAAGCGGCTAGTTTGGCCTCGAGGGCGGCGAGTCTCTGCTCGAGTGACTCTTTGTCTGCCATGGTCTGTCTTAGGGCCCCATACATAGCCTTGAGAATCTGGTCTGTATTAAGACTCAAAAAGTCCGTAAAGCCATACGAGTTCGACTCGAACACGGCATTCGGAAAAACCTTCTTAACATCTTGGGCTATGAAACCCAACGAGTGATTGTCGTCGACGGTGACGTTCGACTCGGCCGGAAAGTTCCACTTGAAGTACTTGAGATCTATGGACTTGATAGTGTCGTAGCACGTCTGCAGGTTCGCCGACTGGATGTCCGTCTTGATGCGTTCGTCGGAACCCGTAGCCCACGTAGTAGTCGTCAACTTGCGAGCGCTATCAGTAGAAAGGTCGAGTTGAAAATTGCCAGGAATCTTCCCGATGCCTAAGCAAATATTACCCGAGTTGACGCCTAGGCGCATAGCTTCAGTCGCGCCCATATACCATTGGTGCCCCCCGCCAAAGGCGGACGACGATTGATATCGCAGGACGTTTGTCGCCACCCCAAAACCTGTAAAATCCGTTGCTGTTGCTGGGTCGGCCGCGGACTGCTGCCAGAAAGAAATCACTTTATTAATACTAGAGGACGTATTAAAATCAAGCAAGGAACTAGGACTCGCCGTCTCAATGCCGACTTTGCCATACAAGATTGTCGGAAATGAAGCATTCCCGAGTATCAATCTTCCACCGTCATTTCGGATAGTCACATTACTTGCACCACCGTCCAAAGTTCTAGTCGACCCGTTCACGAAAACCACAAGCTTATTTCCAGTGTCATTACCTCCTGATAGGATGTAATTAAAACTTGCAGCGGATAGGCCCGTTCCTTGGGCAATGAATGCAGCGCCCGTTGATGGAGTCGAGCGTAAAAAATCAGTACTCGCCGTTACTCTACTTTTTGTATCGTTCACGACATTGTACGAAAAACCATTCGGTATGTTTACCTGGGCAGGAATACACTTGAAATAGCTCACAGTGTCATTATTAAGAGTTCCTACGAGAATCCAGTCTGAAGTTGGTGTCCATAGAGATGATGTATACGTTACAAGAGCGAACTTTGTCGGGTCGGATGTTGATGCTTGACCTGGTGTTACACGATAATATAAACCCACCCATTCAATTGGTATATTTATTCCCAGTGGGCTACAAGTTACCGTAGTCACAGTGGCAGCGTAATACACGATCGTTCCTGTTGTAGGACAATTAATGTCCACAAACCCAGAAGCGTTATAACCAGATTGTCTACTTAAAGGTATACCTATAAATCGAGCACTCCATAATAAGTTAAACCCGGAAGTTGCATTTGAACTCAGTGAAATATTTCCACCACCTGACCATGTCCATTGTGCATTGTACCCTTGAATATATGCAGTCCTAGCAAATACGTTCGTGGTTGTCACTGAGTTTGACACATAGATGTTACCGGTAGCGTTCAGGGTCGTTCCACCGGCTGTTCCACCTAGAGTCTGCGTCGACCCTGAAATAGTGTTTGAACCTGCGAGTACGCCATAATGCGTCCCGATGACGTTTGTGGCTGTGAGAGTCGACACCGATGCCGTGTTTGAACCTGCGAGTACGCCATAATGCGTCCCGATGACGTTTGTGGCTGTGAGAGTCGACACCGATGCCGTGTTCGACCCAGCGAGTACGCCATAATGCGTCCCGATGACGTTTGTGGCTGTGAGAGTCGACACCGATGCCGTGTTCGACCCAGCGAGTACGCCATAATGCGTCCCGATGACGTTTGTGGCTGAGACTGTAGTCGCAGAGACGTTGGTCGTGAAGACGTTCGTGGTTGTCACTGAGTTTGACACATAGATGTTACCGGTAGCGTTCAGTGTAGTTCCGCCGGCTGTTCCAACTAGAGTCTGCGTCGACCCTGAAATAGTGTTTGAACCTGCGAGTACGCCATAGTGCGTCCCGATGACGTTTGTGGCTGAGACTGTAGTCGCCGTCACGTTGGTCGTAAAAACGTTCGTGGTCGTCACTGAGTTTGAGACGACCAAATTCGCAAAGGGTTGTGTGATGGCACTGCTCGAGATGTTGGACAGAAACCCACCGTCGCCGTAGTACGTCTCCGCAAAGACGTTCGTCGTCGTGACTGAATTTGAGACGACCAGGTTTGCAAACGGCTGAGTTATTGCGTTGCTTGATATGTTACTTAAAAGACCCCCGTCGCCGTAGTACCGGGTCGCAAAGACGTTCGTCGTCGTCACGGAATTTGCCGCGTAGAGATTGCCGCTTCCTGTGTACAAAACATCATTCGCCGCACCTGCAACACCCGATGAGACTAAATAAAGAATATCCCCTGGGTTTCCGGGTGGGATGGGGTTTTTCGCCCCACACCCACTCGTCGTATTTTTTATGGTGTACATACTATCCTACAAAAAACGGAGGAATTTTTACAAGTCATACGTCGGCATCCTCGTCCTCGACCAGCTCGTCGTCGTCCTCAGCGTCCGCCGTGTCACTGGGTGCCGCCTCTACAGCAGGCTGGTCGATGAATCCGAACCCCTTCAGCTTGTTGGTCGGTGCCAGGAGCATCTGCTGAAGACGCACGCTGATACCAAACTTGTTGTCGATGAACCAAATCTGGTTCACCTCGATGATGGTCACCACACCCTGCCCCTTCTCGAGGCTGTCTGGGGTCAGCTTGAGCAGCTTGCGGCTCGAGTCGTACGCCTCGGCGGTAAAGTCACCGTTGGCACCGGTCATCATCTTCAGCTTCAGGGTCGGGGCATAGTCACCCTTCCCAGGGGCCATCGGAGACTTGTACAGTGCCTCCTTCATCACCTCCTTGTTGTACTGCTTGCCCAGGCAAGTGACCGAGTTGGCGTGTACGAAATCCACAACCTTCTCATCCAGCTCCTTGAACTTGGCGGCAATATCGGGGTTGTCCAGAGACAGACTCAGGGAGTAGGACGTCTTGCCGGACGCCGCGTCGGTGTACGTGCTCAGACCGTAGGGTGCACGGAGCTGAGGGAGCTGGAAAAGGAGCTTCGAGTTACCGACGCCGTTCAGGTAGACCACCTTGCCGCCCATCGTGTTCTTGCGAACAGCAGAGAAGGTGACGTCGGAGGCAGAAAAGTCGGAGATGCGACGGACAGTGAAGGAAGCCATTGTGTTTGTTCTACCTTTCATACATCTCTTTGCTTTAAGTCTGTGGTCGGGTCTGGAGACCAGGTGTCTGCGCTTTTTTTGTGTGTCTCCAGTAATGGACACAAATAAGGCGCTCGTGAACGCTGTTCACGCAGTGGCAAATGCCCGTCTTAAAGCCGCTGCACAGAACATATCGAGAGCAGCCAACGCTGCCAAGAATGGCGAAATTGAAAAACTCAAGAAGGAGCTTGAAAATCTTAAGCGCACAATGCCTGCAGCACGTCAGGCTGCAGCTGCAGCTGAAACCGTGGCGACTGGGGTACCAGCTGCACCAGCTGCGCAGATTGCGGAGACCCAGGCTGTGAACGCAATGAATAAACTTATCAACAATATCGGGAAAGGCGTGCACAACAACAGAATCAAATCATCAGACCCTTTTGCACTCAACGGTATTTTCACTAATATCCCCGGATACAACGCAACTAGAAAGAATAATATCCAGAGAGCTGTCACACAACGTACAATACACTTTCCACCGCCTCTGCCTCTAAGACCAAGACCCGTGTGAGGACTACTCCGCCTTAATTTCTAAAGTAACAGTAAATGGACCCCGTGAAGAAGATCATCCCCTTTGCCACATTCGTTGCCATCGCCAGTCCCCAGGCGTTCGAACTGACCCGCAAGGTTGCAGGTGGCTGGATCGCCACAGGCGAGGGTGTTCCCAAGCTGGGCGGTCTGATTCTGCACGCTCTTGTGTTTGTGATTCTGACGCACCTGCTGTGGCGCTTCTTCTACGGCCCCAAGACGGCACGCTCAAGCTGTGGATGTGGGATGTAAGACAATAGGTCGCTTCTCGACTTGGACTCTCGGTTTAAAGGTGTCAGCGCATTGTAAAACAAGATGTATATCGTGTGCAGCGTCTCTGGCCCTTTGTCGCACAGTCGCTGTCCCGTATGGGGCTACGCCAAGTAATTGCAGCTGCTGTGCAGAGCGTCGTCTCATCGCTCGACTTCAACACCAAGCGAAACGGGAAGGGGTGTCACCTGCCCGTTTCGTTTCGTGGGCATATAGAAAATTTGGACCCATCGTCGTTCAACGTACTCGAAAGGATGGACTTCCAGGAATTTCACTCCCATGCGTCATTTGTCGGAAAACTCTGGATCGACTTAGAATGCCGTGGATGGCGCACGTGAATGAACGTTGGTATCACAGTACCGATGCGGACCTGCCACCATCAAAACCTACAAACAAACAGAAGAGCATGTTGAAATTCATGCATTAAATCCCAGGTCTGTACATCTTCGTGGCGGACAACTGGAGACACTTCGTGCCTCCCCTTGGACTTAATAAATCCAAGAATCCAAATCCGCGTCAAACGTAAGTTTGCGAAATTCAACACAATCCCGATTCTCGAGAACTATCCATACTTTCATGGCCTTCTCGAGAGTCGTAAATACGAGGGTTTCATCGAACCCCGCGCCGTGGTGCGGCACGAGCATCACCACCTGTTCTTTTTCAAGCGGACGACCAAACTCGTCCATTAGTAAACTAGAGACTCGTCGTGTTTAAGTTTCAATGTTGCAGAAAAAGCTTCTCGGGACGTTCGCAATCTACGGACTCGGTGGTGCTGGCATCAGCGCAGTCTACTGCGTTATTAAAGTCGCTGAGCGTGAGAAACATAAATGACTTCACCTGCAGAACGCATCGTAAAAGTCAACGAAGCCCTACAGTACGCGGGAGGCATTCCTCAAAACAAATGGGACTATGGAAAGTATCGGGAAATGTACGAGAACAATTTGAAAGAGGCTCGGAAACGACTCGAAGATCATAAGACGAAAATTTCTGAAATGGAAAATAAGTGCCGTCTTCGTGGAGTTGACGAGACTGAAATTAAGAAAGGCGTCTACCAGTCATTTTCCTATCAACATATCCAACTTCTAGAGGCTGTCCTTGCCGCCAAGAAGACACTGGATATAATGGATGTCGGAACGGTCGAGGAGCTGACGCGCCAAAAGATTGCTATTCTCGAAGAGTTGGCTTCATCCTGAAACACTCCCACAGATGGGACGTGCGTTTTGACAAGAGTGAGAATTCATCGATTGTGTAGTGATCACCCATAGACCTGTTGCATTTCCCACAAATGGGACGGAGGTTGTCAATGTTGAGCGTACCTCCTTTACTTTCAGGGGTGTTGTGTCCCACCTCAAACATGAATGGCGTCATGATGTTTTCGCACCACGTCACGAGACACTTGTGCTTAAAGTGCCTATCACCGCAATAAAGAAGCCATACCTGTTCGCGCAACGCACCTGGTATATTTTTTTTCATTATCTATTTACGATGTCTATTATCTTTAAATCCAAGTCGTGATGAGAGCCGCCCATTGCTCTCCACGGAACGTGACATTATCTTCACAGTCGTACGTTCCTCTTATAAAGTTCCGTTGTACGTTGTAGACGTCATCCTCGTCCTTCACGAAGAAGAACGCAGCCACTTGACCCACGAGACCCGAATATATATTATCATCGTTCCAGCCGATTTCGCGAAGTTCATCGTCGTTTAGCCATGTGAATATCATTTCCTAACAACACTGTGTCAGAAATCCTTAAATATCAAACGAGTCGAAGAGCTCGTCGATCGGCGACTTCTCACTGAACCCTACGAACCATTTACCCTTCGGTCCGCACTTGGTCTTGTCGAGCCGAACGGTCTTGGCGTAGTCGTGGTAGACCTTGTCCTTGTTTACGGCCACGATTGAGCGACCGCACGTCTTGTCTCCAGAGTTGTAGTAAAAGCACACCTTGCAGAGAGCCGACAGACTCATTTATATTTTCTTGGGTCGAATGGCTTTAGGCGCACAAGATGACCCCTGCTTTTCTTCTAAAAAATGAAAAAACTTCCAGGAAGTCAATGTCACTGAAAGTGATCGATGTCATTGACATATCGATATCTAAAATTTATTACGATTTGGATCCAGGGCAATACCCCCTCTTTTCTTCCGAAAATCGAAAATATTTTCTCCGTGTATATCAAGTATGTTGCAAGTGGTTAAGTGTAATAAATGTTCGAAAAACTTTTCGGCTAAGCATTCATCTATTGCTAATTCAAATCTACAGCGACACTTGGCAAAGTTGAGACCATGTGTCCGTGAAGTTCCTATTGGACCTGAAGCTCATGATTTATCAGTCGTCGAACTTGACTTTGACGGATCAAAACTTTCGAGTGCCCTTTTTCAAGTTTTTGACAAGTACAATTCGGTGTGTCAATCGAATACGAGCCGAGACATCATTACATATTACCTCAATGGTGAAGTACATCATTCAAGTCTCGCTCAATTCATATACACGATTTGGTTTGATTTTCTGATTCCTCGTGTTTTTCCTATTCTTAAAGAACGAGGTTGGGATTTTGAGAAAAATGGATTTGAATGCGATGTGTCATCACCCAACATGAAAAAATCTTTATCCATAGGGCGTTATCAAGAAAGCGAATATTTTATAAGTGATTTTTACTTGGAAGTAGAGAAAAATAAGTTTTATGCTACATTCAGAAGCAAACTTTCAGAGTACTTTACAAATGTACCGAAACAACGTCGGGCTGAAATCAAGGCTCTCCTTCTCTCTCAAGCATGTCAACCAAGAACATGAATGCAGGTTTGTTCGCGTACATCCATTCCCGGTCGTGTTCGCGACACAAACCGTGTCGTCCGGGCATAATCTTGAAATTACATCCCTCCTTTGAACACTTGGGAAGGTGTTTCTTGCACACGTTACCAAACACAGTAACCTTGTTACCACACTGGTAAATTTCGCAAATTCGTTCGTTCATTATATAACAAGGCTATAAAACGTTTAAGTCCGCGTTAAAGACTCGAACCGTCTTTCACGAAAGAAATGCTGAGCAGCCAAACAGTACGTTCTTGGCTTTTGGGCAACGTGAAAATGACCAAAAGCCAAGAAAGTGAGTGGGGCCGCGCGCTCGTTGAACCGTACCGTCCGAAAAATTCCAAAGCCAAAGCGTGGTCGGGTCTCCTCGGTGAACAACTCATCCGTGAAATTTACCCGGACGGCTGGTCTCCCAAGAAACTCGGCGGATTCAAACCAGACTGGGAAACTAAAGACGTTGTGATTGAAGTCAAGACACAGAGTTGGTTCACACCGGGCACGGCGGGTGAAAAGATTCTTGGGGTTCCGGTCAAGTACAGGAACCTTCCCGCACTCTACAACAAACCGCTCGTGATTGTGTGCTTCGGTCGAGCCGAGTCAATTTGGTTCGACATGCCTCGCGACGAGACACTCGTTCGAATCATCGATTTCTGGGCGTCTATGAACATCACGTATCAACGTGGCTCCGAACTAATACCTCCACAGTCCGAGCCCCCGGGTTTTTCGAATGAATCGCTCGACGAACTTCAAGTTCCCGAGCGTTTGGAAACTCATTCGTCACCAGTGGTACTCGAGCATTGCTCATGACCCACGAGCACTTGAGCGCCTTGAGCCTCGTGAAAAACTCGACATGATTAAACTCACCTCGCACGTAACTTGTGAATGACTTCAACGTCTCGGGAGCATACGGCGGGTCTGCATACAAGAAATCCCCTGGTTTCGCTCTTTCCAGAGCTTGTTCGTACGACTCGCATCGAAACGTTACGTTCTGTATGGCTCTGGACACGGCGCGCACATTTTCAGGGTCACATAAAGCTGGTGGTGTTTTCGGATGTCCGTATGGAACGTTGAATCCGTTTGGACCCTCTCGGTACAATCCCCTGAATCCAATTTTATTCAGGTAGACGAACAGAGCAGGCGTCGGACTCGTGTTGAACGTCTGTCGATGGGCATAGTATGTAGTTTCTGACGTGTCATTCTGGAGCTCTTGTAGTTCATGAATGAGTTCATCTGGTTGATTCTTTATTTTTTCGTAAAGAGTAATCAACGTCTGATTTACGTCAGACGCAAACACATGACCTCGTACCCTCGGTATCGTTGCCAGGAGTACAGATGCTCCACCCACAAATGGCTCGTAATAGTCTCCCTGAATTTCGTCTGGAAACTCTTCGAGCACTTGTGGAAGGATTTGAGTCTTTCCACCCACCCATTTTAGGATGGGCTTCATATACTTTTAACAGCTCATTTCTCTAGAACTCCTCGTCGAACCGGATGCCATCACCCTCGGCAATCATATGTTTCGAATAGTCACCGACGCGCTTTTCGAAAAAGTTGGTCTTTCCCTCGAGTGAAATGGTCTCCATCCAGTCAAATGGATTCTCCGAGTTCCAAACCTTGGGGCATCCGAGCTGAATGAGAAGACGATCCGCCACAAATTCAATGTACCGTGACATTTCTGCCGAGTCCATACCGATGAGTTTACACGGAAGAGCATCCAGAATAAACATCTTTTCAATCTCAACCGCCGAACGAACAATATCCACGATAGTATTCTGCGCCGGTTTGTCCAACAGGTGATTGAACAATGTCACTGCAAACTCCTGGTGGAGTCCCTCGTCCCGTGAAATCAGTTCGTTGCTGAATGAGAGCCCAGGCATGAGACCACGCTTTTTGAGCCAAAAAATGGCACAGAATGAACCCGAGAAGAATATGCCTTCCACGCAGGCGAATGCAGCCAGTCGTTGTGCGAAAGGCGAGTCCGGTTGCATCCATTCCATTGCCCATTCTGCTTTTCGTTTCACAGCTGGGGACGTCTCTATTGCGCGAAAGAGTTTCGCCTTTTCTTCTGGGTCCCGTACCAACTTATCAATCATAAGTGAGTATGTCTCGCTGTGGATGCTTTCGTTGAACCCCTGGTACGCGTAAAACGAACGCGCCTCGGCAATCTGAACATCCTTTGAAAAATTCATATCGATATTCTCCATCACGATACCGTCACTGGCTGCGAAAAAAGCCAGAACCATCTTGATGAAATACTGTTCGTCGGGTTTCAGCCCGTCCCAATCCTTGAGGTCCCCAGCGAGGTCAATCTCTTCCACAGTCCAAAACGACCCCACCGCCTTTTTGTACAAGTCCCACAGATCCGAGTAACGTACCGGAAATGTCGTGAATCGTGCGAGACTCGGTGCAAGAATCGGATCCTCCATAGTGTACTATAGTGTGTGATTTTTAACCCTTAAAAATCACACGTGTATGTAAAGTAGTAATGGATGTCAAGCGTATCGCCATGCGCATGAAGCTGCATAAAATTTCTGGTTCCGTCGTACACCATTGTGCCGTTCTGAAGAAGCTTCTGTCTGAGAAGGGTATCAAGTCGACCATCATTCACGGGTACTGCATTTCACCGGGAGAAATCTGCGAACACTTTTGGGTTCGTACGGATGACGAGGGTCTCGACCTCGACATCGGTTACGAGTTGGCGTGCATGTACAACCCTGAATTGGTGTCACTCAAGACGTTTTTGGCCGATGAATTTCCACCGGGTCTGAAAAATGCCGACGGCAAAGAGCCTGATGTCCTTCGCCAGGAGGATAATCAGCGTCTCTTTGAGTTGTATGAGACGGACCCCGTCACGTTTTGGAAAGAGGCGCCCAAGTGCGTGCGTACGTTTCGGTGATTTAGTCCAAGTCTGAAGGACTTGTTTGCCGCTGCGCGGCGGACAGGGGACGCTTCGCGCCCCTGGACTATTAACCCAAAAACATCTTCTTGTACTGTCGAACAGGTCCCCTACAAAATGGACACACGTTGAGCGCACTCCGCATCGAGCACTGTTCACAAATGACGTGTCCACATGGGTCGATGAACATGTTCACCGGGCGGTCGAGGCACAAAAAACACATGTACGCTGACATGATATCCACATCTTTGCACAATGAAAAGACGTTTCGCATCGCGAGCATTTTCTTCGTCTTTTCTTTGAGTTCTTCTGATGATTCACTGATTCCCTCATCCTTGTCAAATTGTTCGACGAGCTGACTCAGCATTTCGACATACTTTACATCCTTGTTTCCAAACTTGTCGATGATGCTCAGTAAGTAACTCGCCTTTTCCTTTTTCGTGTGAAGGTTCATGTACCCGATGAGAACATCTGGGACTAGGTCAAGGTAGTCCTTTTTCAGAGTTTCCATTGTTTCCATCAGGTCGTGCTTTGGAATGGGTTCACTGTCAGTGTACTCAAGTATATTTCTCAGACGAAGAAGACGGTCGTAGGTGTCCATCATCATGACCTTTGCACCATTATCATCTTCTTCGTCGAGTTCAGCAAAATTCATCTCTTTAAAAATAATGTCACCTCTTTATAAATGAATGCTTACGGTGCCGCCAACAACTCTTTCAACAAGAGCCCGGCGAATGTCTCAAAGCTGCTCATGATGACATTCTTGGTAGTCCAGGCCATTCGTCAGCTGATTCAGGTGAATATTCAGGCGAGTGGTGAAAAGCCGACAGAGTCTCGCGCTGGTCAGGTGTCAGCGTGGATGACAATCACGATGACGCTGCTGGTTGGGTACATTCTGTACAAGAAGGATTCTACACCCACTCGAATGGCTCTTGTGGCGCTTATCGTTGCCACTATGGCCAGTGGTACAGCTTTGATTTACGACTACATTACCAACAAGACGGTTGCACTGGCAGCTGAGAAGAACCGTCTGTGGTTTGGTATTGCTCACGTCATCTTCGCGCTCCTCACACTCGTCTACTTCCTGATGTTGGCGATGGACTAAAAATCGCACAGTACAATAATGAGAAACGCGGTTAAGTATGCTCAGACTGAACTCAAAAATACGAATTTGATGAAAAAGTACATCATGTCACTCAATAGTTTACTAAAGAACTATCCGAACTACAAAATAGGAGTTCTGACCGGTAATAACAATGGGTTCTCTAAACCGAATAGCGGTAATCAAACGAATCTCCGTTTGATGCGCAAAAACAATATGGCCAACCTGATGCTTCACCGCAAATCGAAAGGTATTAATATAGCATGGGGGTCAACCAAACCGGCCGCCCAAGGTAAAGGCTACGGAACAAAGATTCGAGCCCTTGCTGCCCTTGCTGCTCTTCGTGCAAATGTTCGTCTTTATCAGTGGTCAATTTATGGTGTAAATTCAGGTTCGTATAAAATTATGAAAAAACTCGGAGCTATTGAGAAAAAAAACAAGACACATTTCAAGTTTGTACCCGGGCGTCATAACCTCAACAAGCTAAAGAGTTTGGCAGCCTGAACAAGAACCTTACTTGCTCAGCAGAGAACCGCCGATGCCACCGTCGATGGTGTAATCGCGCTCCTGGTTACGCACAAAGTCCATGTCCTTGCACCAGCCACCTGGTGTCAGAGACTTGGAGTAATAAGCAGAATTGGGGTTGAAGCCGCTGGCGGTGCAGCTGATGTCGTGCTTCAGACCGAAAATGCTGGATGGACCAGCGGACATACCCGCGCCTGGGGTTGTCGTGAGATTAGCACCGAAACCGCTGATGCCACGACCCAGCACCTGACGCAGGATGATAAGGAGCAGACCGATGATAACAATGTTCATCACAATCTTAGCGGTCTTCATTTACTAATACGTATGGAAAAAAAGTCCAAGGCCCCTTGTCCGACCTCGCAGTCCACTGCATGACGAACTTTCCACCTGCGGTGGAAAGGGTTGGACGCGTCTAAAGCATAAGACTTCCTTTCTTAAAGGATTACAGGATGGACCTTCTCCCAGAATCGGCTCCTGTGACTTTGACCCTGAACGATGACGAACGCCGTTTGATGGATGACATTTCATTTGCACCGGCTGAGCGTGCAGTTCCAGTGCGTAAGCCGCCACAGGCTCGTCCGTTCCGCCGCGGACCGGCTCAGCCACAGCAGGCGCCACCAGAGGACATGGCTGGTCTGGACATGTTCACCAACCCGAACAAGCGTCAGTCACAGGGTCCAGCGCCTCCTGAGATGTGGGACGGCGGTGAGGATGAGCCTGAACAGATGGGTGGTGGTGACGAGTACCAGCAGCCGATGGGTGGCGGCGGTGGCGGTGGACAGCAGATGCCGTCCGAGGGATACAAGACGATCGAGGATGAAAAGGCGGACCTACTGAACAAGATTGCCCGCCTGGCGAAAAAGGGGATGAACACGTCAGCTCGCCTGACGAGCTACAGCGACATTGAGGAGATTCGTACCGAGTACAAGCGTCTGACGTATGCCATTGAGGCTGAGCGTGCCATTCGTTTCCAGAAGCGCATGCTTGTGGCGTGCGTGACCGGCCTCGAGTTTCTGAACAAGCGGTTCGACCCCTTTGACCTGCAGCTCGACGGCTGGTCGGAGAATGTTATGGAGAACCAGGACGACTATGACGGTGTCTTTGAGGAGTTGTACCAAAAGTACAACACGAAGGTGAACGTCGCACCAGAGGTGAAGCTCATTATGATGGTGGGTGGATCCGCGATGATGTTCCACTTGACAAACTCGATGTTCAAGTCGGCGATGCCAGACATGAACAAGGTGCTCAAGCAAAACCCAGACCTGGTCAAGAACATGGTGGATGCCGTCCAGCGTACTCAGAGCGAGGCGCAGCAGCAGGGCCCTCCGTCAGCGGGTGGTATCTCTGCGGGTCGTCACGAGATGCGTGGACCCGGTCTGGACCTGTCTACGCTGATGGGTGGAATCATCGGCCCACCACCGGCGGTTGGAACGCGCGAGCCAGGTCCTCGTAACCCACCGGCCACGCAGGATGAGGATGCCATCTCGGACATTGTCTCTGTCGATTTCGGGTCAGACACGAAGGAGGTGAATGTCGGTGGAGCCAAGAAACGCCGGGCGCCCAAGAAGAAGGAGGTGACTTTGTAAAAAATAACACACTACAGTATAAATGGACCTAATGCCAATTGCTCAGGACACTGTCACTGGCCCAGACGTTGTCGGTATTGACCGGAATCACGGTGCAGATATTGGCGTAGAGACGGTTCCCAAGACGTCGTTTGACGAAATCGTCACACGTGGTGGGAACAACCCAGATGGGAAGTTTTGAAAATACCAAGGGGCACGTAGTGCCCGTTGTTCCGTGACACAGAGTGCCCGACCCGTTGGGCTAAATTTTCTTAGCGTAGATTAGATGGGGTTGTCCTACGCGCCCTTTGACAGAGAGGATTCTCCTTCTCCACCGTTGATGAAACCTTCAATCGGTGTCAGCAGCGTCAGCGTCAGTAATCTCAGTCGAGACGGGCTCTTCGTCCTCGGAGGCCCCGATGTCACTGAATGTAATCACCTTATCATGTTTTTTGTTCTTGGTGTCTTTCTTCTTACCCTTGTTGACGCCATCAGATAAAAGAAATCCAGGCTTGAGGCCAATAGGCGTATCTTTGATCTTCCGGGTCTCAGGCTTGATGACGACTGACGGCGCAGGTGGGCGGTTATCCTGATGTGGCGGCTGTGGCGGCTGTGGCATCTGTGCTGCAAGTTGTTGCATGACCATCTGTTTCTGTTGAGGCGTCATGTGAGCCCAT